CACCTGTGGTGTTTCTTTGATTGCTTTCACACGAAAGCTCTCCAATGAAATGCGCCCGTAAGAATTGCCGTGTACAAAAACCAGAAGAGCTGATGTACATGGTAAACGGCAAGCTCTACTGCTCTCCCACCACCTGCCCTATTCTGGAAATGGAGGATAAAGAAGAAGAACCAGAGTGGGTGAAATATGTTAAATAGGGGGAACCCCTCCCCCTACTCTTTGTTCTTTGAATAGAGGAGTGGCGGAATAGGTAGACGCCTATGTGATGTTCCACAGGTTAAAGGTTGCTGGTTAAGGACATAGACCAGATGAAATAGAAGCTGATACCATGCAAGGTGACTATACGAGTACAAGGACTTCGGTTCGGTGTATAAGCCACAGCTCGACAAATCCTTGCCTCCTCTACTCAGAGCGTAATCTGAATTGTTCTTTGAAAGCTGGATAGAAAAAAAGATGCTAGGAGATTTATCTGCGGGGACGAGTGTACAAAATTCCCGAAAGCAATTAAGTATAATAGAAGCGGACAATGGGTTCATTATTTCTAGTCCTTTTACTGGGAATAATCAACCCATAAGCAATGTGGCAAAGGATATAGAGGGAGTAAAAGACTTCATTCAATCGTATTTTCACGAGGAAACAGGCAATTAACAATAAATCCAAGAACGGTCGTATTTGGTGCGAGGGGTAATCGACGACGGTTCGCCTCTCGCCAAGTTAAACATCTATCCAGCTTTCAGAATGCAATCAAGTGTTCTGAACCTTTGAAAGGAGGGTTCCATGTTCAGAGGTATCGTGTTCTTTGTCGCTATGTTGTTCGCCTTGCCAGCTCTCGCGGGACATCCTGCCGAGAAATGGACATTCAAGGAAATGAACGACACCATCAACCAGACCAACTTCATCGTGCGGGGTGGGTGTTCGGGGACTCTGATTTCCCTGAAGTATCGTCTGCTCCTCACGAACCACCACTGTCTGCAAGGATATTTCCGCTATGTTGAGCGGGAAGTCGTCAAGGACGGCGTGGTTACCAAGGTACGCAAGGAAGAACGGCGGGACATTCCTGTCGTCCAGAAGGCGTACAAGGACTTTCGTATCGTCGGCTCTACCTCGTACATGACGCAAATCGTGGCGAGGAAACAGGAGTCCGACCTCGCTCTGTTGCAGATACGGGCGGAGAACCTCCCGTACACCATCGAAAGCAAAGTGCTTCCTGATGGAATCAAGCTGTACCGAGGAGAGAAAGTCTATGTGGTCGGCAATCCGCGAGGACTCGATGCCACCGTAACGGCGGGTATCATTTCCTCACTCAATCGGATGTTTCGTGTCCCATGGGCGAATGGAGGAGATGTTTCATTCATCCAGATTGACGCGGCGGTAAACCCCGGCAACTCTGGTGGTTCTCTCTACAATGAAGAGGGTTACCTCATCGGGGTTCCGGGTGCCAGACTCGGCGACTCCGCTCTCGGGTTGGCCATCCCCTACACTCTCATTCAGGTTTTTCTCACGGAAAACTGTTACGAGAGTGTTTGGAAGACGGACGGCGAAACCTACGAAGACTGTACCGCCCGAAAAGAAGCGGAAGCAGACGAGTAACAACGTAAGGGGCTGGCGTTTTCAGCCCCATTTTTTTACCCTCGCTGGTGTTCTCCTCCCGCTTTACAATTCGCTTCAACAAGGTAACAGGTTCCCATCTCCATTTTTTTAGCGGGAATTAGCAGAGGTTCGATTCCTCTGGAGGGTATATGGGATGTAGTTATCCACAAGTAGAGAATTCAAAACTATTGTATAATACGAAATGTTGATAAGCGTTTTATGATCCTACGGGGTCAGCGTGAATTCGTTACTTCCTTGTCCACGGGCTTGTACGCCTATCAACCTGCATCACTTTTTGGTGTTGGTTGATAATCGCGCAAGCTCTATTTTTATGTCAAAAAAGATAATGGGCGACAAAGGCGAAAGCAAGAAAGCCAAGATAAGACCTAGGCACAAAACTGTGCTCAAGAGAATATCGGGAAATGGCGGTTCTAGTGTTACTGAGAAGGAAGCTCTTTTACAAGCAGGATATTCCGAGAGTTATGCAAATAGCCCGGACAAAATTAAAAAGACGAAGAGCTGGGAAACACTACTACAACAAAGTCTACCGGATGAGCTTTTAACAAAAACCCATAGAGAGCTCTTACTTTCGTCAAAAGTAGAACATCTAACATTCCCTGCTTTCAACGAAGAAAAGAGAAAGAATGTAGAAAAGGGAGAACAGATCACTGATGAAGAAATAACAGAGTTACTTGCATCTGTTAATTGCACTGTTAGGAAGATAGTCCATGGAGAAAACGCACGACATGTTTACTTTTGGGCATCGGATAATTTAGCGAGAGATCGTGCGCTCGATAAAGGGTACAAGCTTAAAGGAAAGTATGAACCAGATAAACACACAGTTGAGTTCGATGGATTTAGTAAGGAAGAACTTATTGACCTTATCACGCGAGGAATTGGTACAAAAAGCTAAGGCATTAAGGGAGCTACAGGAAAGAGACAAACGAGAAGCCGCCAAATTTTACATACCGAACGGAAAGGCGGAACAGTTTATCAACCTAGTAGGTTCGGACAAGTGTTTCGTTAATATGTTCGTAGGAGCAAACGGAACGAGCAAAACGGCAACCGGGGCGAATATCGTTGCCAACATAGTTTTCGGCCAGCAGAGTCCTTGGTTCAAAGGGGAAGCATTCGATTGGGAGGATTCCAAAGGAACCAAGAACAAAAGAGAGGCTGTCGAATTACCGCTCTTTGAAAATTTCCCATATATAAAGCGAGGCAGGATCATTTCAGATCCCACGACAATCAAGGAGAAGATTGTCCCGGAGCTGATTAAGTGGTTCCCACGCAATTCCTATCAACACCTACCAGAAGCGACATATAAGACTTCGAAGGACGGCAAATTCTACGCTTCGAAATTCAAAACAAATACTGGTTGGGAGATAGACGTGATGAGTAACGAACAGGACGTTGGAGCGTTCGAGTCTGTTGATCTAGGATTTGTATGGATAGACGAACCAATGCCAAAGGATAAATTCTTGGCCACGATCGCACGAGGACGCATGGGCATGACTATGTTCTGGACTTATACGCCTCTATTTTACTCCGGGTGGATTAAAGATTGGATGGATGATCACTTGGGCGGTGATTATGCGGATTATGTAGAAGCAGAGATGGAGGACAATTGCATTACTCATGGAATCCGAGGTTTCTTCAAGCATAAAGATATTCAAAGAATTGCGGATGGTTTGCCAGAGGACGAGAAGGAAGCGCGCGTATTCGGAAAGTTCGGGCATCTTATAGGGAGAGTCCACAAGAGATTTAGCAGGAAGATCCATGTTATCAAACCATTCCCGCTGAATGAGAGAGACTGGACGACTTATAAGGCATTAGACCCACATCCCCGAGTTGAAGATCATGTTCTTTATTTATCCGTGAACCGGAAAGGAACGAAGATAATAACAGGTGAATTACTGAGCGAGGGCTTGGTTAAACTCCTCTACGAGCGAATGAAGGCACTTGAAACAAAAATGAACTTCCGAATAGAGGATCGCATAATAGATCCCTCTGCTTATGTGGATGACCAACACAGGACGGAAAAGAGTGTTGGAAGTCAACTGTTCGACTTGGGCGAACATTACATCAAAGGGAGTAAAGATCTGATGGCTGGGATCAAGCGTACGGATACAGCATTGGATTTTGAGATTAAAGGGGGTAAATTTTTCCGAGAACCAGAACTTTTCATTTTTGATTCTAACCCAGTAACAATCAAACAAATTGAGGAATATGTATGGGATGAACACAGAGGCAGATCAGCTGACGATAGACAGAAGTCCGGACGTCCAAAGGACAAGAATGACCACCAACCGGAGAATTTGCACAGATTGCTACTGCATGAACCAGCCTATATCCCATACCAATACAGGCAAGACGGTTTTGTCCCTACCGGATCTGGGATGAGTGAAATATCCGACCATAATTTTGACCCATACGATGAGTAACGAAATTAAGAGAAAATTAAAAGACGCAGGGGCATATTTTATTATGTTGTTTGTGTTTCTGGTCTTTATTTGGGGGGTACTTTAAAAACATTATGAGGATCACAGCACTTAGAAAATTGAAATACGAAGGGTACTATATTTATATAATGCAGTTTCTCTCTGAATTCCAATATATGTTTGCTTGGGATGGCGATATATACCAATACCACATGACTATCAAGCCGAACCTAATGAGATGGATAAAGTGGAGACTCGGGATGCGCGTAAGTCCATACACTGTAGAGGAACTCGAAGAAGGCGAAGGCGTACTTCTCTCCGGTGCAATGGCCACACTAGACAAGTTGTTGCTTAATCCCGAGACTAGGCAAGTTAAAAAACAAAGGGAAAAAGAGGAGCTTAAATTTGAGAGAGAGATCGAGAACCGTAAATCTGTGCCGTGTGAATGGCAAACAAGAGAGACAGCGGAAGGGAATTACTACATGTGTCTGATCCATGGGTTTGCAGTCAAAATGAAGGACGGAGTAAGGCCAAGTCACGAATAATATGGCAAATGTAAAAAAAATAAAATTCAAAGACATTGACAGACTCATCGTGCAAGATGGTGAGATTAAGGAAGATATAGTCGATATTGCTACACAAAAGCGTGTGGTGAGGCAAATAGAGCAGGAATATCAGCTATGTTTCTCCTTCAATGAAGCCAAGCGCAAAGTCAATTTGGCCAGACTAAAACTATACAATAACCAAATGAGGAGTTCCAAAGCTGTTGGGGATCCTCTGATGTTTACAGTTTTCAATACTATCCACGCAAGTTTATATGACGATCGGCTTGTAGCTAAGTGGGAAGGGCGAGGTGGCAAGGGGGATGATGATGTTGAGGATAATCTGAATGCTCTGGCGGAATTTGACTATGACGTGATGATGAAGTCGCAAATTGACTACTTTTGGAATTGGGATGCTGAATTCTTTGGTCGTGGTCTTTTACTTATGATGGAATTCAACCGGAAAGAAGGTGTTATGGCTCCGGTGCCGGAGGTGATACCTGCTTCTACTTGGATACGCGATCCGAGAGCTACATCTGTCAATGGCGATCTATCAGGGAAAGGGGCAATGCGTTTTGGAGGATATGAAACTGGTGCTTCTTATTACGAACTAAAAAAACTCCCGGGCTACTTTAATTTGCAATCTCTACGGAAAGAAAAAGAAACCTCAAGATCTCTTTTGGATGAAACTAGGGAAGCACACAGAATAGCCACTGGGTTAGAAAACTTTTCTCAAAAGGAGGAGACATTGGGGAAATACGATAACTATGAATTTAGACTTCTCAATTGGTTCACCACGATAAAGGGGGAAAGGTATCTCGTTACATTAGGAAACAACCGGACTTCACTGGTTAGACTTGTAAAACTTGATTATAACGGGCTGTGGCCTATACAAGACAGGGTTCTTTACCCGATGCCCGGAAACTGGGACGGAGTGACAATTCCAGATCTCACAGAGGATAAACAGCGTGCCAGAGCGATATTGTTGAACATAGGTATGGAATCAGCCAAATCAGAAGTAACTCCTTCATATCTCTATGATCGTACAAGGATCAAGAACAAGAATGATCTAAACCTCAAAATCAACAAATTTGTTGGAGTGGACGGTGATGTGAGCAACGCAATGCAACCGATACAGAAGTCTACTGCACATCAGTATGCAAATCTTATTATGGACATTCTGGATCAGTCTGTACAAAGAGCTACTGGGGCAACAGAGCTTCGGCAAGGAATCACAAGCAAGAAAAATAGAACACTTGGGGAGCAAGAACTCGCTGCAGCTGGTGGTGACAAACGATTCTCAATGAGTGCCAAAATATACGGATGGAGTGAAGCATCGTTCTGGAGACATTGGTATGTGATGTATAAAAAGCACTTCAAGGAAGATATTGACGAAAAGATTGTGCGAATACAAGGTGCGATGTCCCCTATTTGGAGACCTTTGAAACGAGATAATATCATTAGTACAGTAGATCCAGACGTTAAAATTGAGTCCAGAATAGTCTCGGAAGAAAAGAGATTGCGAGAACAACAAGCATTTACTAACTTTGCATCGCTGGCTCTTATGGATCCAGAGAATAATAGGCGCTTTATACAGAAACGTCTCGCCAAATTGCAAGGGCTTACCAAGGAGGAAATAGACGTTGCTTTTCCTCAAACGGTCGATGAGATGCAAGCAGAAGATGAGAATGTTCTTCTCAATGAAAACGAAGCAGTCCAAATTTCTGTCACAGATGACCACCTCGTACATATAGAGATCCACACGAAAGCCAATCAAAATGCGCGATCATTAGCGCACATACTACAGCACAAGAGATTGATGGTGATTAAAAGAGATCGCCCGGATTTATTTCCGCCACAACAACCCAATTTCCAGCAATCACAAACACAGCAGTCGCAACCACCACAGACACAATCACAACCATCACAATCTGCTAGTACTCCTACTCAAAAAGCACCACAGAATCTAAGTCAATTTAGCCAACAGTAGTATGAAATTCAAAGACCCAAATCACAAAGAAAGTTCCCAAGAGATATTGAGACAAGGGAAACAAACCGAATTTTGGAGATTGATAGTCGAAGCAATTGAAGAAAGCAAGAAGAATATTCAGGCACAGCAAGATGGTGCAGACATCTCGACGCTACCGGCTGATCAATATAAGCATCAGAATGAGATATTCAAAGCGAAAAAGCACTTCTTGGATATGTTGATAAACACACCAGACAATATTATTTCTTGGTTGCAAGATCCGGACAATTCAGAAAGAAACTTTGATCCTTACATTGAGGCAAAAGATATGCCATAGAGGTTCGATACTGGAAGTGTTTTGTCGTGTTGGCATTTCCAGTATCGAGTCCCGATGGACTCAAATTATACGTCCAGTCTAAGTGTTTTTTCGCCATTTCACGAAGACTGTGTAATACAAAAACCATGGCAGATCCTACAAAGGAAGCCACCGATGTTGAATTCGATGATGAAGGGAAACCTATCGTCAAAGATGACAAAGAAGGTGAGGGAGTAGATCCGGCAAGCTCCGAAAAAAAAGCCGGTGAGGGAACAGGTGAAGCAAGTGAAGAAGGTGAGGTCAAACCATCTTTTGATGATTCGACTGAACCAGAGGTGCCAATCCGCACTTCCGCCCAACATATTATCGCTCGCAAAAATGCGAAGATAGCGAAGTTGGAGTCGGAGAAAGAGGGTATTGGAGAATACGTCCCACCCGAAGATCCAGAGGGATTGTCGGTAGAAGCACAAGGGGCAGTTGCAAAAGAGGTTGAGAAGCGAGTAGCTCCGGTTATAGATGCTTTAGCATCGTCAGCCGATGAGCAAGAGTTAAATCAACTCTTTACCAAAGAATCGGAAGCAAAGCAATATGAAAAGCATATCCGGGCTTATATGCAACATGATATGTACAAAGGTGTCAGTGCATCCGTTATCTACCATCATCTTGCGTTTCAGAACGCTCAAGCGACTGGGGCAAAGAAGAAAAATGTGGCCGATCTGGAAGCCAATCAAAGCAAAGGAGGTGGCCGTGTTATTCATCCGGTAGATTCTGGAGGACTCCCAACGGCAGATGACATTTCTAACATGTCGGAGGAAGATTTCGAGAAGATGCAAGATGACGCAATTCAAGGAAAATACGTTAATAAATAGATATTAGTTAATTATTAAAAAAATGGCAGATACAACAACAACCCAAGTATCCGCAGGTGTCAATAACTTCTATGACAGAGTGATGCTAAAAGCGGTGCGTCCGCTCCTAGTACACTTGCGCTATGCACAGGTAAAGGACTTACCTAGAGGCAACAGTGCTGTCATCAAGTTTCGTAGGTACAGTTTGCTTTCTGCAAATACTACGGCTCTTACAGAAGGTGTCACACCATCGGGTACACAATTGAGTGTTACAGATATTACGGCAACTGTGAGTCAGTATGGGGACTATATAACCCTTACAGATTTCCTAGTCCTTACTACGCTTGATCCTGTTCTTACTGAAACAGCAGATTTGCTGGGACAGCAAGCGGGAAATTCCTTAGATCAGCTCTGTAGGGATGTGATAGTCGCAGGTACCACGGTGCAATATGCTTCCACGGCAACCACGACAGCTACGGTAACAGCTGCTATGAAATTGACTCGTGACGAAATTCGTCAGTCAGTTCGCACATTACAAGGAAATGACGCGGCTAAGTTAACGCGAATGGTAAATCCTTCAACGGGATTCAACACATCGCCAATCAACGCTTCTTACATCGGGATTATCTCGCACAATACGCTCTATGACCTAAAGAATGAAACAGGATTCACAAAGATCGAAGAGTATGCAAGTCAGTCCAATGTTATGGATGGTGAAGTGGGAGCTATGGATGACGTTCGGTTCGTTATGACGAGTAACGCTTCCACGGTTTCTTCTACTGTTACAGTTCATAGGACAATGATTCTTGCTAGGGATTATTATGGAATTTCTCGAATTTCCGGCGCTGCGATGGTGAATATAATCCAACCGCTTGGAACCGGAGGAACATCTGACCCTCTCAAGCAGAGACAGACTTCTGGATGGAAAGCGACATTCGTGGCAAAGATCCTGAATGAAAACTTTGCGGTTCGTATAGAACACGCTGTGTCAAGCTAGGATAACCAATGAGAAAAATGAGAAAAACGGATAGAAAAATTGTATCTGGGGAAACAAAAAGCGAAAAATCCAGTCGTATTACTCCTAGTGAATCTCTCACAGATGAGAAGTTAGTCCCACAGGAGTCACAAGAAGTCGATTACATTCGCAAGTACCAGTACAAGAAAGTGGACGGGAACCCCACAGTTGGGGGAGCGCACACAGATCCAGACGTAGGAAGTAAGGCAGAGGCCATGAAAAAGTTTTCCCTCGAGCAACCAAAAATACGAATGATAGTTCCAGCTCAAGAAGGAGGGGATTCAAAGGTGCCTCTATCAGTCAACTTAAATGGCTATAGGTTGGATTTCCCTAGGAATACCTATATAGAGATGCCTGAAAACTTTGCGACAGTGGTTATGGAGTCACAAAGACAGCAAGAAGATGCTCTAAAGCCGTTTCAGATTGAAAAAGATAGCGACAAAGATATAGCGCTATCATAGATTATTCATCGTTAATTACTCTATCGACGAAAGTCCTGAAAAGGAGCGAAAGTGATAGAGCAAAACAAAATGGCTATAACTAGCACACAATCAAAAAATCCAGCGAGTGTAAGCCAAGTTGCTGTCGGACGTTATATCACGACCGGTACAGCTGCCGCTTTCACGATAACGACTGGGTTTAAGCCACGTTATGTGAAGGTTCTGAATGCCACCTCACGCGATTGGTATGAGTGGTTTGAAGGAATGGCTGATGCAGAAGCCCATAAGACGGTTGCTGCTGGTACAGGGACACGAATTACCACACTAGGAATCACGGTATCTTCTTCTGGCTTTACTGTCGGATTAGATACTGACGTGAATGTCACGAGTGAGCAGATTTCGTGGATGGCAATTCAGTAGATTATTAAAAGTCGCATTAGAAACCGTCTGGTAGTGCAGGCGACACACTTAACAACCAGACATAAAATTATGGGAAAATTCACAGAAGGAATCGCAGACGCGGTAAAAGCAACCATAAATGACCCAGCAAACGGGCAATTAGGAACATGGCAAGTGGCTAAAAAGATTAGTTCCGCTTTTGCTGGTGGTACCACCGATGCTCATGGTGATCTTGCTGGGGCATTAGATCCTTATACCCTCTTTACAGTCACAGGGGATGTGGAGGTGAAGTTTGTGGTAGGTATCGTCAACACGTCTCTTGCGGGCGCTACGGCGACTGTAGAGGTTGGTACGGCTAGTAATACAGCAAAATTGATTGCTCTTTCTACGGGCACAAACCTTGTTGCTGGGGATGTTTGGACTGATGCAGGTGCCGAGGCAAATGTAGACATCACTCCTGCTGGAGGGACGTTCATCATAGGATCCGGTGCAGACATCATCGAAACACCTAAAACAGCAAACGTAACAGCTGGACAGATCGATTATTATTGTATCTGGAGGCCACTAGAGGTGGATGCTTCTGTGGTTGCTGCGTAGTTTCATTTGTTTTTCTTGCCTCTTTACGGAGGCGAGATGAAGCAAGGGAAAAGGCTTCGCATTATTATTAAAGAAAGATATGGCAAAATACAAAGAAATATCCCTACTTACAGGAGTTACGGCGACAACAACGTCCTCTCCCATGAGTGTGGAAGGCTTCTCTGCTGTTGTATTTCAAATTCTGCGTGAAAATCACTCGGTTGGTAGTAGCGCCTTCACATTTGATGGCACAGTGGATGGAACAAATTGGGTCGCATTGAACACATTGGCGGACAATGTAACCAATACAAATGCTCAAAACATCACGAGAGTGGCTGGGAAAACGCTGTCAGCGAATGGTTCTGCGTTACTGTGGCTGGATCTAAGGAATTTCCCGCTTAAGGCTGTGAGAGTGAAAGTTACGGAAACCACGGACGGAACACACAGTTGTACAGCAATCGCAAGGGAGTAATAAACAAAAAATATGACCGGAACTGAACTCGCCACACTAATACGATACAAAACAACAACCAACAGTGTCACATTCACCGATACTGATATGTTGCCGTTGGTGAATCTCTTTATAAAAGAGCTCTCCTCGATGGTAGTGGAACTGAACGTGGGGTATTTTCTAGTACCCACAACATTTGATCTGATAGCTTCCTCTACTTCTCGTGAGTACGCATTTCCGGATGATATGTTGAATCGAATGCAGAAACTTGAGCTTAAGTTTGCTTCCGGTGATTCGAGGTTCCCGGCTTACTTCATCAAAGACTACAATGGTTCTGAAACTGAAAGTGAGATCGTCAAGAATTACAGCAACGCCCAAGGCGAATTTGCTTATGTGATCAGGCGTAGGGCGATCTTGATTTTGTCTGGGACTATTGTTGCAGTTACAGGCGGGGGGAGATTGTGGTATCACGCCTATCCATCTGATCTGACCAATCTTACAGGATCCACTGACTTATCTGTAGACCCGAGTACAACCACATTCGGATTTCCACGGCAATTACATGAACTTTTAGCTCGCCGGATCTCTATTGAATACAAAGGATCAAGACCAAAACCCATACCACTGAATAGAATGGAATTGAATTATGAGAGAGACCTAAAGGTACAGTTGGATGCTATGTCTACGATCGATAATTCAGCAGAGGTTATAGGGGAAAATATACCAGAACAAGAATTGGGTAACTCCGGTTGGGACTACTAAATATGGCCAAAGAAGTGCTACCAGTAAATTCATCGACTAAAGAAGAGTTACCAAGGACTGGCACGGCCACTGGGGAATTTGGTATTGGGAGATTCGGGACTGCAAAATTCGGCACACAGACTGGATATGGCGGTACAAAAGAAGCGTTACCAAACAACTCACAGACCAAGGAGGAATTATCTTCAAAAATTACATGATGAAAATAATCAAATATAATATTGTCAGTATCTTAGTGGTTCTCTTTCTAATTACAGTGGGATCAGTTTTTGCTGCTTCTATAATTCCGAAATTCCCAACAACGGCCAATAACTTTAATCAAGGTGATGTCATTGAGGAAGAAGATTGGAATGCCATTGAAAACACAATTGGCACAACGGCCACTACGAGTACCGATACATTGTTTGGCCGTTGGAGAGATCTCTTTGCATCTACCACCTTGCCTCAAATAACTACATTGAGTGGGCTTTCTTCTTTCGGCTCATCTGGGGCAACTACTACAGTAATAGGTGGACTCAATACAAACATTTTCTCTTGTACTCAAGCTCTGGAGACGGATTCTAGCGGTGGAGTTATCTGCGGGACTGATGCTACTGGGAGTGGAGGTAGTGGTACAGGCAATGTCGGGACTTCTAGCGTCCCAACGATAGGGGGATTGCCATATTGGACTACATCAGGGGCAACACCAGAATTGCTGGGGAATGTGGCTACAGCAACACCTACGGTTACTTATCCTGTTCAATACTCTGGTACTGGGGCATTGGTAGGATCTGGTACTTTTTCAATAGCATTTGGCACAACTACAGCAAACACTTGGCTTTTGACACAAACCTTCTCCTCTACAGCAACGACTACGTTTGCAGGTGGGTTGCAGATTGCAGGGGCATTGGATGTAAATTCAACTACTGGGACTTCTACATTTGCAAATGGATTAAACATTGAAGCTGGGGGATTGACCTTGGGCAATTTTCTTAACTGTAATCTTGATACTGACGCCAACGGGAATTTGGTTTGTGGGGTTGATGCCGGAGGAGCGGGAAGCGGAAATGTATATTTTGAGCTACTTTCTGATACCAATTATGGGTCACCGACGACAACTGTATCCACAGTGCTCGGAACCACAACAGTGCCAACTATCGTAAGTCCATTGATTGTTTCTGCGACATCAACCGACACGGTATTTCTGACATACCTCATAGACTCTACAGATACCTTGGTATTTTCTGTAGACAAGACCGGATTGATTGATTCAAATTCAACTGGGACATCTACATACACCGGGGGGATACAAGCGAACGCACTCGACATCCAATCTACTACCGCGAGTTCCACATTTGCTAATGGCATAGATTTAATCAATGGATGTTTTGCCATCAATGGTGCATGTGTTACAGGAAATGGCGCAGGAGTCTCATCTAATATTTCTACCAGTACAAGCCCAAAGACGATTACCACAGGGGCAAATGTTAATACTGTTGTCCTTGCTAAGGGAAATTGTTCAGCTTTGGCAGCGCCATCTAGTGTGAGATTGATGATTGATGGCGTTGCTGTAGATACGGTGAGTACTGGAGCAAGCTCAATTTCCGCAGGAAATGATCCATTTGCTTTATTCTATGTACAAAATTTTGCGACGACCACCACAGCTACCGTTGAAGGATGTGGATCATCGAACATTCAAATAATGAGTTTCGACCTAAGCGCTACTGGAGGAGCTGGTAAGGGGGCATTCTTCGAGGTTACATCTAACACAAACTATGGAGCGCCTACAACTACGATAGCTGTTGTAATAGGGACGACAACTGTTCCTACATCAGTTTCAAGTGCAGTTATAACCGCAACTTCAACTGACACTGACAATCTGATTGAAGGATTTGACTCGACTAACACCTCGGTATTTTCTTTGTCGAAAACTGGTGCATTGTCGCTTGGGGTTGACCTAGCGGTCACGGAAGGAGGTACCGGTGTATCAACGCTAGGATCCGGAGAATTGCTCGTAGGAGCAGGAACGGGGGCATTGACGTCAACATCAACTGCCAACCTAAAAGTGTCACTAGGGCTTGATTTGGTGGAGAATACGGCACTTTCTACTTGGGGTGGGTCTGCTAATTTAACCACATTAGGGACAATCACTTCGGGAGTGTGGAATGGCACGACAATTGCAGACGCAAATGTCGCAGATAACATCACGCTCACGAACCTCACGCAGGTTACGACCAGAAAAGCATCTGATTTACAAGACTTTGGTAGTCCATTCTGGACATTTTTCAATGCAACGACCACCGACTTTCTAACTCAAGGAGCAACCAACCTATATAACCAAACCCACACAGGAGAGGTTACGGGAGCAACAGCTCTTACTATCGCCAACAACATAGTAGACGAGACAAACCTCAAACTAGATACCGCACCAGTAGACAATTATCTCCTAATTGCTTCCTCCACCGCCTCTGGTGGGATTGATTGGGTTGCCACCTCATCTCCACTACTTAATCTTGCGTCAGGAGGCGGAAGTGGAACGGTAACCTCGGTAGCTCTCTCTGGTGGAACAACAGGACTAACTGTTACTGGCTCACCTGTAACCACTTCTGGCACTATTACTCTTGCAGGGACTTTAGCAGTAGCAAATGGCGGTACTGGACTTACTTCTGGTTATAACAATACAAATTGGGACACAGCTTATACAAACCGCATAACCTCTGCTACTTACCCACTTTCTATTGCTTCAAATGTTGTATCAACTGTCGCAACTTCTTCTCTTAATTTAGTGGTAGGGACATTTGCTTCACCTAATATCTCACAATGGACTAACGATAGTGGCTTTACCACCAACACTGGAACAGTAACCTCAGTTTCTCAAACTGTGCCTACAGGACTTTCAATCACTGGCTCACCTATAACGACTTCGGGTACTCTTGCTATCGGACTCCAGACTGGATATAACATCCCTCTTACTGCTTCTACAACTGAATGGGCTACTGCTTATGGATGGGGGAACCATTCTCTTGCAGGATATCTAACAGGGAACCAGACAATAACTCTTTCTGGAGATGTTTCTGGTTCTGGTACGACAGCTATAGTAACTACGATTGGAGCAAACACAGTCGCTCTTACAACTGATACCACTGGTAATTATGTGTCTTCTGCTACAGCAAGTGGAGGTCTTGCATTAACAGGAACAGAGGGTGGCTCACTAGGACTTATTGCAACCTGTGCAGATAATCAACTTTTGAAATATACAACTGCTGGAGGGTGGGCATGTGGTAATGACAATAATTCTGGTAGCTCCTTTGGGCAAGCATTTGAAATTGATAGTGCTGGAGATTTGTCAGCTACATCAACGACAATCGCAGTAAAAGCAAATAACTTCATTGCTACTTCTACTTCTGCCACTTCAACATTTGCTGGAGGACTTGCGGTTGAAACAAGTGGACTGGTGTATGATTTCACAACTAATAGAGTGGGCATAGGAACAGCAAGTCCACTTACAAAACTCCATGTATCTAATGGAAGCTCTGGAGCACAAGCCCCTTCGGCTAATTTTGATATAGCTGTTTTTGAAGATAATACAGCATCTGGCATAACGTTATCTGTCCCAGAAAACACTGACACAGGTATTGCTCTTTCCACTCCTGCAAACAACATAGCAGGGCGTATCGTTCTCAATTCAAATGGCTCTGCTACGAGTTTCAATCTTTTGAGTTACTCGG